ATATTTTTTTGTAACCATCTAGTGCGCGAAGCCAACCGTCGCGACCACAAATTTCTAATCGCCGTGCGCCAATGGTTTTTAACGCCCAACGTTCAATCTTTTCGTGTGTCTCTTTTAATTCGTTTAGATCACCACCCGCTAAAAAAATACGAACTGTTTTCATCTGCGGGTATGAAACTATTTCAGTTAATGCCGCTGCGTTTTCTGAAGGCCAAAGCTGAAAGCTTCCGTCTAATGTGCCATCAAGAATATCACGCTGCGTGTGTGTGCCGCCTGTTAAATCAAGCGCCTTCGCCAGCCAAGGCCAGCATCGCAAAAAATCATTAGCCAAATACTGCATAATCAAAGGATCGTGACCCTGAGTTATTTGCGTTTGTAATTGTGAACGTTCCTTTACCCTTTGCTGAAACGTACATACCACCGGCTCCAAATTCTGCCGCAGCCAACGCATCAGTTGGCGTAAAAAATATTTTGCTGTCACCACCGACGCGGTGGTCAACTACAACCGTAGTTGCCGACGATGCTGTTAGCGTGACAGAACCAACAGAATTAATCTTACCGTTACTAAGCTCTCGTAATGCCTGCGCGATTAAGCGACGATGATGTTGATCATCGTTGTGAGTAATTGGGACCGGGATCATCGCGTACCTGAAATCGAGTAATCGACATCGATGCCCAGAACATGACTAAACCCACCGGAAATATTTAGCCGCAATTTGTGGTATCTTGCTCTATTCCGAATGCCGACGTTGCCAGTTTTTGAAGGTGTCTTAGCTACTCCAAATATCTCAGTCTCGCTTAATTGATCTTTGCTGGCGTGTTGCAACGTCACAGTTGCAGAGCCGCCTTCGACTATAGGTCGCGCACGTTTGACCAAAGATCTGCGGCCTTGTTTCAGTTGAAATGATGCTGTTTCAATTGTTGCGTCGAGCGCCTCACCAGCCAAGAAAGATAATTTAAAATCTGTTGAGAACGTGCCTAACAGAAGAGTTCCATTCCCTTTAAACAATCTTGAATCTAACGATATTCCTAAATCATCAATTGAAGAACTAAGGCCGTCGAGGTTATCAAGCGTGAGAGATTCACCAATCTTTTTGTAGACAATATCGTGATCAACCTCTGCTTCTGTCCAACGATTTAAAACCCAATCATACATGATCATCTTGTCTGGTGTGCCGTCTTGGGATGCGACTGAGGGATAAGACCAAACTACCAAGTGCCGCACAGGATCGACACTGGATGACACTCGATCTAGAAAATCGATATTCAAATCAGCGTAAAAAGTTTGGGCAACCTTCTGTGCGCCAATTGGTTTTGTTTGACCGTTTGAGTGAATGTAAAAATCTTCACTAGATATAAAATAAATGTTTTCGTTATGATGGACAATTGAACCTGGAACCGGACAACCTAACCCAGAACTAACTTCATCAAATGACCAGATATTTGGTGTGCCAACGTATGTGCATCGTGTGATTGCACGGGCTTGAAAAATTGTTAATCCATCTCCGCCAACAACGCCGGTGATGGGTCCATTTTCTGATGGCAATTCTTGTGAGTCTGATTGGGTAGTTTGAGACGCAGACCAATCGCTGGCGTCATTCAATCCTGACCATTGGATTCTATGCGGCACTGTAGTTGAACCAACTGTTGTGTAACCTGCAAAAACAAAATTACGCGAAGAGGCGAGATATTTAGCTTTTGGCGGAGTGCCACCAAGCACACCAAAGGTACTGCTAACGCCAAGTTGATATGTCTGCATAACGTCGGTGCCATTGCTTGCAATTACGTGACTGCCAAATTGCAATAATGACCATTTATCTGTCGCGGAGGTGGTATACGTTGCGCCGCTAACGTTAGACCAGGTCGCGCCGCCAAGTTTATATAACTTCGTTGCATCACCGGCGAAATCGATTACGTCCGCGTCTGTGTGCTGGACTGAGATTGCCCCTTGGCAACGAGCGCCTAACGCATTAGAGAACGTCGCCATGCTGCCCAATTGTTGATAACCGTTTGCGTGTGGTATGACATTGAGTGCTTTTGTGATTCCCATTGAACCAAGCTCTGGTTGGTCTGGAAGCCACTCGCCAAATTTCATCGTCTCGATCATGGAGTGTAATTCTCCACGCGCATGACTAATGGGCCAGAAGACCAGGCGGTGCGAGCGTCAACTTTTTTCATGGCGTCAACGGCGCGATCGTATAATTGAACCCAAACCAATGCTCGATCGTCATCGCCTAAATAAGGCATCGCTTCAAGTAAGGCCCCATACAAATAAATATCTGGTGCGTCTTCTAAAATTGCATTCGATGCGTTGGTTGCGGACAGTGCGGGTGAAGCCGCATAGAATACGACATCAGCGGTTAGAGCAGACCCTGGAACAGGGCCAAAATGAAAATTAGATCCGATAATCGTATAAGCTGCAGGGGTGCCAGCGCTTGAACTACCGTGGTCTTCAAAAAATTGTGTGGGAGTTTTAAATGGCAATACTCTTACTGGGCTGGATTGCAAGACAACCGCACGGGCTTCTAAAAAACCAGTAGGCAATGCGACTTCTTCAGTGCCAGCAATCAGAGTGATTGAACCTTTAGATTCCAACTGGCGGACTCGTAGGTCGCGTAAGAACCGCTTTTCAGCCAAGGCGATGAAAGTTTCGACAGGAGCAGAAATATCATCATCAACGAGATACTCTTCAACTGCAGCTTTCAATCCTGTAAAGGTCGATAAATCCATTTATTTAAATCCTAAATTCCGCAGCCCGAAGGTGCTTCCATTCACTTGAATTAAGCTTCGCGTCAACACGCTTTTGATGTTCTGGGTTGCCAACGATTATGCCTTCTTCAAGCTGCCACTTCATCATCACGCTCGCTGGTATGTGAGCGGCGTGGCGGAGTTCTTTATCTTTTGAAGTCCAGCCGTCATGCCCAGCCGATTGGAGAGCTTTATTGTGTTCTAGTGCTGGCGCGACATCCTCAGTGTATTGGATCAAAAACTCACCACCCTCGATTGGGTGCATAAGCACTTTATAATTGCCGCGTTGGTTTAACAGGCGAGGGCTAGGCATCTAGTTTTTTAACCTGTTTGTTATCTATTAATAGTTTTGCGTCGGCTGCATTAACGCGAGCTTTTTCGCCCTTAAAGATCCGACCACTTGAATGAAAAACGTCATTAACCAGGCATTGCACCCAAACAAAACCTGAAGGCTCTGATGGTTTCTTGTAAGAATTAGCCAATAGAGAATCTCCAAAAAGAAAGGGCCACACCGTGAGGTGCAGCCCTTTTTAAGTTTAACAGGGAGGTAGAAAAGTTAGGGGTTAGGTAAGGTCGGCTATAACGCCCATAGCGGCTTCGTTTTCGACCATTAAGCCCCATTCGCAGACGATGTCGTAAACTTCGGCATCGCCAGTTTTTGCTAGTTTGCGCTGCTTCATTGGTCGAAGCGTTGCAATCTTAGCTTTAGAAGTGTCAACCAAGATAGCTGAATCAGCATCCTGGAAAAGGTTGACTGTAGCTGTCAACGTGCCGAAATCCCCGACATAAACGTCAGCCCCGCCGATGATCTTTGTTTGACCTTCGGGGTTATTTACGCGTGTAGAAGACAAACCAGCAAAACCAGAAAAGACAGTTTTCTGAGTTGGTGACATCATAAGCATAGAAGCTTTACCACCGGACTCGTACACGCTCTGATGCACTGATTTTAAAAGTGCCTCCGTGTAGGTCCGGTCTGTTCCGCCCGTCATTGCAGCAACGACGCCAGATCCGAAACCGCCACCAGATCCACCAGACCCAGCGCTGATGTTAGAAGTACACCAAGCCTGTAACCCGCCTGTCTGAGCGGCTGTCGTAGCGTTACCAGCAACCGAGGCGTAGTTGCCTACGGAGCGAGCTTCCATATCACGCTTTAGCTCAAGTCCTTTTAAAATCATGTTGTATTTAGTATCATTAGCTCGACCAGCTGACGATACTGCGTTTACCGTATCAGCAATCGTGCAGACCTTTTTTGAGATTTGGGTCCGGTTTCCAACTCTAGCAGTCGGAGTTATTGCCGTAGCCGCAGTGATATCACCTTGGATATGTGCGTTTGTCGCATTGCTTGATGCAAGAGATTGGGTCTGCCATTCAAAATATGTATTGTTTATAGACATCTTTCCAACGTTACTTTGGAACGGTGTCTCAACTGGATCTATCCGACTAATTACTTCTGATAAATCTTCGCGGATGCCTATGGTTTCAAAGACATCTTGAGTATTTGCTGCTGCAGCCATGTGACTGTTTCCTTATAAAAGCGACAGGGCATCTTCAATGCTTCCTGTTCGCGTAAGTTGTGCGAGTTGCTTCCCTCGCGCACTTTTTACTGCTTGGCTTCTTGGAACAGGTGAACCAGCCTTAACGACACGCGGCTTGTTGACAAGTTTTTTGGCGATGAGAGGTTTCTTTGCCATTAGCTTGTCGTAAAGCATCGCTTTGCGAGCTAATTGAATCGCACGGCTATCTGCCGCTGATTTTATTTCTAGCTCTGTATATCCAACATCTTCAGATGCCAAATATGTCGAAATTTCTAACTGTTCACGGCTGGCAACATCTGGGTCTTTCCAATCAGGTAGCGCCGACAGTAACTTTTGCTGTTCTTGCTGCAAATGCTGTTGTGCGGTGTTTGCCTGGTGTTCAGCGTTCCGTTTGTTAGCCATTTCACGATCAGCCCGTAATTGTGTGGACTGTTCTTTTTTGTCACGCCAAAGCTCTTTTTGCCGAACATATTCAAATGGGTCTTCTTCGTAGAGAGTGTCCCAATTTGGTTCTTGTTCGACAGTCTGGGCTTGCGCTTCAATCTGTTCCGATAGCCGAGCAAAGTGCGCTCGTTCAGCGGCTAAATTTTCAAGTTGCTCAGAAAGCGAATCTTGCGCTCTCTTCACTTCTTGTGTCTTCCGCGTGTAATCTGATTGGCGCATGTTGCCTTTTTGCAAATCAGCCAGGGTTACTTGTTCGCCATCGAGTTCGATAACAGTGTCAAGCTCCAGCGTAAATTCGCCCTCAGCATCAGGCTCATCAGATTCCAAGTCATCGGCTTCAGCTTCAACTTCGGCTGGGGCCTCAACTTCTTCGACTTCAGACGCGGATAATTCCGCCTCGCTTGTGTCGGCATGGTCTTCCACTTCATCTGGCGGGTTGATCGTTTCCGATTCCACATCCATAAATGATAGTGCCTCATCAATGGAAAGACTTTCAGTCCCTTGCGGGTTGCTGAGTTCTGCCATTTAAAATTCTCCTAAATTAGTAAACGCCGAAAAGTTTTTTCTTACCGGCAATGTCGTTTAAATCGCGTTGAGCTAATGTTCCGCCGCCTATGACAGATTGCAATTGCTCTTGGACGCGGGTGATAATATCGAATGCCATCCAAAGACGTTCACGCGCTTGAGCGTCGTTGTTGCCTGTCGCTTTCCAAGCATCCATGTAATTTTGTTCTACTGTTAAAAATGCGTTTTTAAGGGACTCATTTTCCAATAAAAAACGGGCTTCATCTGCCCGTGCTAAATCAGTTTCTAAGGTATGGAGTTCAGCCATTGTTAATAAGCCCCCCTGTCGCCAGTGTCGTTACCAGCATTATCAGACTCACCACCAGAATAGCCGCCAAATCCGCCACCACCATCCGAGAAACTTTCACTTAAAAGCTGCGAATACCAATCATTATTGTGCTTCATATCAGCTTCGGCATTCTTGACCATATCTTTGTGTTGTTGGTCCTTCCAACTTACAGGCACTCCAACGTTGGATGTTTCAGGGGCGTTAACATATAACCCTGGATTTGGTTGGCTATAATTTGGCGATATATAATCACCCAAATTATTATCGTCAGGAAATGAACTAGCTTCTGAAAGAAAGTTATTATATTGGTCTGTTAAATTAGTGCCTAAGAAACCTAGCGACATAGCGTTTTTAAATGCTTCTGGGCCGCTTATGCCGGGGTTAATTCCCGTACTGTTAAATCCCATTTTGTCGGCTGCGTTAGCCCCATAATAAGAACCATAACCAGCCCCCGCCACGCTCGCGCCAGGAATCATCGACACCATGCCTAGGTTACGCAAATCCGTGGGTGCCGTCAGTGGGTTTCCCTCTGGCATTTCTGAGTCAGTGGGTGAATAACCATCACCCTCGCCCTGGTCATATTTAAATGGGTCGCGATATTGTTGAGGGGCTAGGATTTGATCTCCGACAATGCTCATCCCTTGCTCGTCTTGAGCGACGATGTTGGGGGTTATGTTGGGGGTTACTCCAGTTTGTTGATAGGTCGGCGCGTTGCGAAATTTCCATGCATTGTTGCGGTCTTGAAAATGCTCTAGGTAATCTGCAATGGATGGAGCAAACACGCCTGTGGTCCGTCCGCTAGTTGGTGTTTGATCAAGTATACCCATTAGCCTGGACGCCCTCCCATTTTAATATTTGAAATATCTGACTTGGTCACAAGTTCAGCTGCGATCTGCTCACGCTTCAAGTCAAGCTCGCGATCGAACTGGTCTTCATCTTGCGCCATCTCTGCGCTAAACTTCTGGCCTTCAAACTGAAGCTTCTGACCGGCGATCTGTTGATCAGATTGGATCTTAGCTTTCTTTGCTTCTGCATCCATTTGAGCTTTAGCCTGGTCCATTTGCATTTGAGCTTTAAACATTTGCTCTTGTGGAGATGGCTGCGGTTGTTCTGGTTTTTTGTCTTCTGGATTAGCGAAATATGATTCGACTCCCGGCAAGTGAGACGCCTCCACAAGATCAGAAATTGCGTTATATACGTGTGAGGGTTCAACCAAGCCGAGAGACGGGTTTGCCATCGCTTTTTCTTGATACATAAGAACACCTTGCAAAGCGCCAATTCGTTCTTGGTCGGTGCCGTGTCCAATACCAACGTTAGCAATCACGTCCATTTCTGCATCCCATGACCGGGGATCTATCTCAATCCATTTGCCCCGCAAACGAACTGTGCGAGCTTTGTCCTGGTGTGCAATAATTAGACGCAAAACGCCGCGATATAAATCTTTCACGCCGTTTGCAAATATTCGCGCAATCATATCCATGCGCTGGTTTGCAGCTTCTGCGACTTGGTTAGCTGCAGTTGCCGTTGTGTTCTGCAAAGCCTCACCAGAGAGTGAATTGCCTTGTCTGCTCATGCCGGTTCTAGCTTCTTTCATCTGTTCGATTAATCCGAACATCGGGAGAGCCTGACCGCCAACAAACGTGGTATTTAATTCGCGCACTGCGTCTGACCGTTTTGCACGAACAATGCCGCCAGCCCGTGGCGTCAATAAATCATCGAGATCGACTTGACCTTCGACTGCCAACATCCGAGGGTTGTTCGCTAAATACATAGAATCTAAAACGCCGCGTAAAGTTGCAGTGGCAATGTCTTGCAGCGGCATCGTAAGATCTGCCTGAGACATACCGTAGAAAACGTGCGGGATTGGAATTGGGCAGATTGCCGCGAAGGGTTTCTCTGTCGCTTCTTCCCAACCCAAAATCACTGAGCCGTCTTCGCCGCCGATCCAGCATTTGACCAAACGACCAATGCCAGTGTCATCAAGATCGACTTTTAAGTAACACTCATTGCACCAAAATTCGCGCTCAGATTTGTCCGCGTGTTCATCCGAAAAAGAGACGGACTCCTGATCGTCAAAACGCACCCAATCTTCTTCGGTGATCTCTGAAAGGCTATCCGTTAGCCCTTCCATAGCTTCCCGGTCAAAGCCCATCTGAACGCCCTCAGATACCCGCATACGGACCCTGTGAGCGACTAGGTTAGCGCTTTCAATGTCACGCGCCCTGGCTGAAATTAAGAACTCATCTGGCGGCACATTAACAACGCGAACCTTGCCTGTTTTTGACGTTACTTTTAATTTAACATCGTGCGTAAAGTCTTCGTTTTCTGTGTGTTCTACAACCTCAACATCGTCGCTTTCTGTGAGTTGTATCAACTCTTCAATAGTAAGATTTGAAAACTCTTTTAATTCTTCTGTGTCAGTTTCATCCCAGTACCATTTTACAATTCCGTTTTTCTGACACAACGCATCAAAGAACCAGTTGTAAGCAATTTTAAAAATATCGTTGTCGATGCCAAAGACTACATTGTTGACATAATCCGTTGATTGTTTGGCACCGTCTTCAGCTTCTTCTTTTAGTGCTTCATAACGCACTGATCGACCTGGCTGCGTAAAAATTTTCATCAGCGGCGGCATCATAGCTAGAATTGTGTCTGACACTTCTGATGTGACCACTTGGCTGCGGCCTTTTATTTCATCGCCTCTGACATCGCCCTTAAAATATTTTAATGCTTTGGCACGGTCTGAATTAACTTCGTCGGACAGATAGCCGACAGAGGATTTAAGCATACCTTTGGCGATGCCATGTATTTTTTCCTCTGGTGTCTGCTTTTCTTCTGACATTAAACAATACCTAAATTTGGATAGTTAAGTTCGCCGCGTTTGTAGTAACCACTTGATCCGCCAACGTTGGAATAAACGCCGGGGGATTCCATCGTCATCATTAATGCATCTGCAACGTCGGGACTTCTAATCCCGCGTTTTTTCATTTCTTGTTTAGTTTCTAATTTTAATTTGCCGGTCGATGTGAACGTAAATCGCGGCGCTGTTAATTCTGATATAAGGGCTGCGTCATCTGGAATTTTACAATCCCGCGCCGCAAACCACTCTTTTAATTCAAACCATAATTCTGATCTGCGATTAATAAATTTATCTTTCACTGTCGCTGATTCTGACACTGCAACTCCACGAACAGGCAAGCCCATTTCGCCCATACGATCAACGACGCCAGCGCCAATGCCAATAACATCTGTCATAATGTCAATCGGCAGATCATCTGTAGATGTTAGTTGATACTCTGCATTCACCAGGCCACAGATTTGCATCGTGTCTTTCTGCGACCAAATCTTTGGCGGCTCTGTGACTGTGTTTCCACGTCGCTTAATTAAGCACGTCCGATCATCGCCAAACCGTGCGACATCGAGGCCCCAAATGACTTGGCCTGTCGGCTCAACATCTCTGCCAACCGCTGCTTCAACTAAGTGCAACGGGATCAGGACATCGTCTTCTTGTTGCGGAAAGATACCTTTAACACGCACACCAAAAATAGAACTATCGGGGCCGTATTGCGTGGACATCTCTTCAATAAATTCTGGCGATACGCGGGTACTCTGTTCGCAGCTGACAGTCATTGAATACCAACGTTCACGCATCTTGTTAAATGCATCAAAAAAATATCCGCTGCTTCGCGTTGGGTTGCCGGTTAAAACTTGCTTTGCACCTTTTGTAGATAACGAACCGTGAGCCGTTTCAAAGACGATATCAGGGATGCCAGACGCCTCATCAATAAGAAATAATAAATTTTCCTGATGGAAGCCTTGCAAGGATTCTGGCGTCTCCTTTGAACTTGTCCGCGCCACCGCGAATGATTCCGTCGGCGCTTGCTTGAGTTCAATTCTATCAACCTTTATTTCAATCAAATCTGCAAATTCGGGTGTCATTTGACGATGCCATTTAGCGATCTCAGCCATTAGCACGTCTTTAATTTGGGCCGAGGTGTTAGC